AATGAATAAAGAATATACAGTTCAAAGAACTTGCACAGAAATATATATAGTAAAAGCAAATAGCGCAGAACAAGCAGAAGAATATATTGCTAATAATCCTAGCAATTTTTCTATGATTGGTGGCGAAACTATCGATATAGAAGTGGAGGAAGCATGATTTTATATAATGGTGGAGAAAAAGTAGTAATAGATAAAAGTAATATTGTTGACGATTTATTACATATACTTAAACTAAATTATATATTTGTTGATATTGTTGATAACACACGTAAACAAGTATCAATTGTTAATGGAAAAGTTGAAGTAATAGAAATATTAGAGGAGGAATAATGAATAAAATTGATTTACATACTAAAGCAATTAAAGATATCGTAGAAGCGCTAGAGTTACTTGATAAACGTATTAAGTTAAATACTAGACTTATTGCGACAATTGGTGGTGTTAATTTGGAGGAAGAATAATGGCTATTAAATCTGTATGCGTAAAATGTGGTAACGATAATATCGGCAGACCTTTTAATGGTATGCAATATATTAATGATGATTACCACAATGAAATATTTAAATTCGGCAAATGGGATTGTCCTGATTGTGGCGAAACTGATATAAAAGAAATACAGGAGGAAAAATAATGGCTGTTTATGTATATGTTGATGAAAGTATTAAAGCTGATATTAATAATTTAACTGTTCATTTTGATTTTCCATCTGATATGAATGCTGATGAATGTATAGCTAATATTGATAAGCTAGTATCATTAGCAAATAATCATGATGATATTAAAATATTATCTCATGAACATAGTGTTTTTAGTGTTTCACAATTCAGTCCAGTAGCTGAAACGATAAAATAACGCAACACGAAACAAAGCTATTTACATTGCTGGAAAGGTTTATTCATAACCATCCCGCCAGCCGTTAGACCATAATGTAGGTAGCTTGTAGCACATAGAAGTAAATGCGTATAGCGAATACGAAAGTATGGTCGCTTTGTAGGTTGAATTCCTACCAACTGTGTGTTACAAGCTACTTATTAACTGGATAATGTTCTATATATAAAAAAATGTGATTTATCCCAATATTAAGTAGCGCTAAAGTAAAAGTAAAAAACGATATACAAAAAATATCTACACATGTATGACGTGCCGTTACCCTATGTACGGCACGCCATACGAAAGGAGAAAGATATGGAATTTCATGGAACACATATTGACGTACGTTCTAGACCAATGAATGATTACATTGTTGAGTTTGCATTTATATTAGATGCAGAATCAAATGATGCAGAAATGAATCATGTGTATAGAATAGAAGTCAAAGCAGTGTCAATGATAGATGCAATTAATGTTGCACAAGACATACTTGTAGTAGAAAAAGCTAATACATTTCAAGGTTTTCTTGATAGTAAGCGAGGTGCAGATGATATGTCAGCTGATGATATTCAAAATGAAAAACAGCATATTATGCAAGCATGGATATTAGATGACCCTACAGCTATACAAGTATTCACAAAAGATAATATTGATATGTTACGTAATGTAACAGAAAAAAATGTTATGGATAACATAGAAAATATATCTGATGAAGTAGAAGAATTTCTAAAGGAACAGTAAAGATATGTTACCCGAAGGAATGAAAGCAGCTAATCCACCAGAACCATTCGGCAATAGAAAAGGTAAACAACCTTCATTATTGACAGATGAAAAAGTAAAAATACTTTTATCTATGCCTAATCAATGGTTTATTATCGGTACACGTGATAAGTGGATAAGCGGTGTTAAAGCAAATATTGAGTCTATGACTCAGTCAAACATATCTCATCTTGTTTCTAAAGGTAAGTTCGAGATACAACAAAGAAAAAATGATGATGGACAAATAGATATTTATTGTCGATTTGTTACGTCAACTCTTGAAGAAGAGTAATAGAAAGGAAATACTATGGAAAATACAGCTGATTGCTGGAAATTGGTAAACGCTGTACTAGGTCAGTCACGTAGAATATTGTTATACGGGCCACCAGGTACAGGTAAATCATATAGTGCGGTAAAACAAAACGCACCACTAAACATAAATGGAGAACCTAATGTGTTCTCTGTTACTATGACAGAAGATACTGCTAGTGCTAATCTAGAAGGTTTTTACAAACCTAGTTCTAGCGGTACATTTGAATGGCATGACGGTATTGCAATACAGTCATGGAGAAATGGCGGTAGATTAGTTATTAACGAAATCGACCACGCATCACCAGATGCAATGACATTTCTTCACGCTATTCTTGATGACCAAGAGATAGCGCAATTAACAATAAACAATGATGACAAGGAAACAGTTAGACCAGCTGCAGGCTTTCAGGTTATAGCTACAACTAACAGTCCACCAGAGTCATTACCATTAGCACTAAAGGATAGATTTCCAGTCAAAATACACGTTGACAAAATTCATCCAAAAGCTATGGAAAAATTCCCAGATGAATGGCACAAGGTAATTAACGATACTTCTATTGTTGATGACCCAGAAGCAAGAATTTCTGTACGTTCATGGAAAGAGTTCTTTGAATTACAGAAAAAGGGATTTGATATAGAAGTTGCTGCAAAACTTGTATTTGCTGATAAAGCAGAAGAATTAGTAGATGCAGTTACTCTAGCTAAAGCAGATGCGTAGTAAACCTTATCCTTATCCAGAGATTGTAACTGGAGATGAATGGACAGTCAACGAAACTATCGGTGACCAACAAGCATGTACAGATAATCTGAACAAACAAATGTATGTTCCTTTGGATAGGGAATGTGAATCATGTGGTATAAACCATGGTCGTATGATACGTAGGCATGAGTTAGGTCATGCTAAATGGTCACCAAAGACTATGGGTAAACTACCACCTACAACTAGACCAGAAGCTATTGAAGTACTAGAAGAGATAAGAGTTAATTATCTTATGTATTTAAATGGATTAGGTATCAATGAGCCAACACAATGCGAAGCTATTGTTGAAGCTAAAACAATGGGCCTAATCATGAATGCATCAGTTACTGATTTGCTTTTATATGGTTTAGCTTGTTTCTGGCATACTAACAATAAAATATCAGAACAAACTTATATGACTGATTATTTGTATCATATACAAAATTATGAACTTAGTCATGAGTTTAGACGCTTTAAAGCACTGATGGCTGACGCTATTGTTGATAAAGCAATGCATCCTATTAGACAAAATGAACTACAATTTGTTTTGAATACGATAGATATGTTTGTTAAAAAATTATTACAAAGCAGACATAATTATCAACCTATGATTTCATATCGTAAGGTACAAAAGGTTGCACAAGATTTATCAACTATCCTTAATGCATTTATGGATAAACCTAATCCAGATGAAATTACAGCACCACAACAACAAAATGGTTCTAGTAATCAATCAGGTGAAGGTGATAATGAAGATGACAATTCTGAAGCTGAAGCTGGTGCTGGTAATGCTGATGAACTAGAAAAACGTATGCGTAGAGCATTATCTGAAAAGATGATTGACTATCATACTTCTGCTGGTATAGGTCAATGGGGTGATATGACAATTCATACACCACCATTATCAGTTAACTTGCAAAGCAGAATTAAAGGTGCTAGAGCATATAGACCATCTGATTATGGTTACAATCCTAAATACATAAATCGTTATTGTATTGATAAGAAAATATTCAAACAAAAACAACGTGTATTAGGCGGTACTATATTAATAGATGCTTCTGGTTCAATGCGTTTTGATGGCCATGACTTATTAGAAATAATGAAGTTATTACCAGCAGTAACAATTGCTATGTATAACGGTCGTCTTGATACAGGTGATTTACGTATTATTGCTAAAAATGGTATGCGTGTAAATGATGAATATATTCATGAACATGTAGGTTATGGTAATATAATTGACGGTCCAGCATTAGAATGGTTAGCTACTATGCCAGAAAGACGCATTTGGATATCAGATATGTATGTATTTGGTAAAGCTGGTCGTGGTCAATCTGGTGCAAACCTTGTCAGAGATTGTTTAAATATTGTTACTAAAAACAAAATTATCAATCTACAAAATATAGACGAAGTAAAGGAACATGCTATAAAACTTAATATGGTATAGTTTGGGGAACATAGCAACTGGCAACAGTGCTTATGAACTCCTTTCCATAAGTTAAGCTATGTTCACGTAGTGGAATAGAGTCGGAAGAGAACTCCGAACAAGGGTGACCAGTCATGTCAACAATAATCCTATAGTTAACACCACTACACCTATTCGTTAGCAAGCGTTGCAGCAAGAAAGCTAAAGCGTCTGCAAGCAGTCACCTTATTTTAGCAATACAATATATAGCAAAATAATTAGGCCTGTGAGTGCGTAGCGGTAAGCGTAGCTTTTAGGTGCAGAGCGGCTAACAACAAATTTAATCCTTGTAATAATAAATAATCTGTATATAATGAAAACTATGAATATAGATGAAATGCTTAAAGAAGCAGAAACTGGAAAACGTAGTGCAGTAGTTGACCGAATTACAGACGAAGCTAAACCATTTTGGCAAGGTTGTGAAGAACGTGTTGCTGCTGGACGTGCGTTAAAACCATATGTCGTTTCTAGATTACTTAGAGATGAATTTGGTATCAAGATAAGTGAATCAGCAGTGAGAAATCACTTTCAAAATATAGCAGAAGTTAATGAATAAAAAAGAATTAGATAAACTATTTGCTGAAGCTGAATCACAAAAAATTACTGAATTAAAAGCTGATAATGTTAGATTGCTTAAATCATTAGAAAAAGCTAAAAATAAAAAAGCTGATATGATTGAAGCAGTTTATGACGCTGTATCTACTAACTTACGAACATGGGATAAACCTAAAGTTCCTAAACCAACTGTTCATAAAAAAAATAAAAATGAAGAAGTTGCAGTAGCAGTATTATCAGACATTCAGTTAGCAAAAGTAACTCCAGATTATAACACAAAAGTAGCTGAAGAACGTGTCATTGAATATGCAAATAAAATTGTTGAATTGACAAACGTGCAAAGATATGCTCATCCAGTTAACAAATGTGTTGTACTTGCAGCTGGAGATATTGTAGAAGGAGAACTTATATTCCCAGGACAAACACACTTGATAGATGCAAGCTTATACAATCAAGTAACAATTGACGGTCCTAGAATATTGACACAGTTCTTTGACATACTTCTTGCTAATTTTGCTGAAGTAGAAGTACATTGGGTAATAGGTAACCATGGCAGCTTAGGCGGTCGTGCAAGGAAAGACTATCATCCAGATTCTAATGCAGACAGAATGCTAGGCAAGATAATGGATATGGTATATGAAAATGAAAAACGAATACAATTTACTATTCCAGATAGTGAAGGCGATAATCATTGGTTTGACATTGCTGATATTGGTAAAGGATGTAAATTCTTTGTCTGGCATGGCGATAATGTTAGAGGACACAGTGGTTTTCCATGGTATGGATTTGGTAAGAAGCTATTAGGTTGGAAAGCATTAGCATCAAGAGGTTTAATGCCTGATTTTGATTACGCTATTGCTGGACATTTTCATACACCTACAACAATGTACGTTAATGATATACGTTTATGGGTTAATGGTAGTACTGAAAGCTACAACACATACGCGTTAGAACAGTTAGCAAGCATGGGTAGGCCGTGTCAATGGCTTTTATTTGCTAAACCTAATCACGGCGTAACAGCCGAGTATCTTGTTAAGCTTAACGAGAAGTAATAAATATAGGTATAATGTATAGTATGACAGACATAAATGTCAAGTCTAAGTGGACAGTAACTGGTATAGAATACAGCGGTTTAGGTGATAAACCATACTTTATACTCCATGACGGTGATGGAAATGTTAAATTATATCCTGTTGGTCGTGGAATTACAGACCTTAGAAAGACATTAAATCTAGAAGAAGAATAGTTTTATCGTACTTTTCTTTACCTTACGTAAGAAAAGTACTTTATAGAAAGGATTGTTATGAATAATAACGTTGACTTACTATCCCCTTTTCCATCTGAATTAGTGCGTAAAGCACCAGCAGGTAAGTTTGGGGATTACGTACCACACGCTAATTATGTAGAAAGATTACGCGATAGTGGTGTCAAATACTCATGGACATGCGAACCTGTTTACGGTATGCATAACGGTGAGAAAAGAATAGTTGGTGCTAAAGGTACTATAACTATTGATGGCATGGGAAGTTATGACGGCTTTGGTGACGTAGATACATTTAAATTATCTAACGCAAAGTTTAATGACGGAACAAATCTAAAAGATGCTGAGTCTGATGCATTTAAACGTGCATGCATGAGGTTCGGTTTAGGAGTAGAGCTATGGTCTGGTTCTAAGCAATCAGAAGAGGAAGCTACAGCAGTAGCACCTGATGGTTACACAGCTGAAATGGCAGCTAAAGATGCACAAGTTGAAGTAACTAAAGTTGATATGCGTAAGAAAGAGAACAAGCCTACTAAAGAAGATATAGCACGTATGGAATCAATAATGGACGATATTTTAAATGCGTCTGATAAAGGAGAATAACTATGGAATATACAATTGGTCAGGTATTAACTGACGATATTATGCCAGAACAAACAACAAAAAGAACTGATATATTCAAGGATGATTATAAAGATATACTTGATATGTCACCTAATAAATGGGTAGCTATGGATGTAATTAGCATTGATGGTTTAGATAAACCAACAACTAATGCAACTATAACTAAATATTATGCAAGAGTAAATTCTTGGAATAAAAAATATGATGGCGAATATGCATTTAGAACATATAGAGATACAAAGCAATTTGTTGTCTTTGGAAAGAGAGTTATAAATGGAATATAAAATAGGACAGGTATTGACAGAAGTACCTGAATCAGTATTTCAAACAACTGCTAAAAAAGAACCTATCTTTGAAAAAGATAATTATGCTAAACAATTAACTGATAATCCAAACAAATGGGTTGTACTTGATATGGTTGAAGATAGAAAAGCTACTAAACTTCATACAAGAAATGTAAGGTATAACAAAAAATATAATTCTAAAGGATTTGAATTTAGAAGAATAATGTTACCTACAGGTCAATTGTTTATGGGTAGATACAATCCTAGCTTATTATCATGAAACAAGACCTAGAGTTCATAGCTAAAACTGTAGCTACTATGACCGAACATATTAAAGATGTAGAGTCACGTAGGTTAGTTATAGGTAGAGCTAACGACTATGCAGGTATTAAAAAGTTTCCTAAAGATAAGGAAATGTGGAGTGACGAACAGTTAGATACATATCTAAATATGTTGGAAAAATTATCTGGAACTATGGAAGCTAAAATACCTAGCGAATTAGACCAAATGTCATTAGACGATAAAGTTGAAACGTTAGTTGCAGCTGATGTAGTTACAGATATCACACCACAAAAAGAAAATAATCCAGAAATATCTGGAACAGTAGGAGATATAGTAAATAAAATGGAAGAAGCAAAGAACTATCGTGATGACCTAAAATGTCCATTCTGTGGTCAAATGGTCTACGATAATCGTAAATCCAAAAAGGGTGACAAATCACCTGACTTCGTATGTTCTACCAATGACCCAGCTATATGCGGTGGTCATAGCGGTAAATGGCGTAAGTCATGGTGGTTAGATAACTCTGACTTACCTGAAGAATGGGGTATCGAAACATTCTAAGGTATTAGAAAGGTGGAATAATGATACCAGAATATTTCAGGGGTAAAAAAATCCCTGCTTATATAAAATCAAAAACACAGTTAGTAGCTTGGGTATTGACTGAGTTTATTGATGATGAACCAATTAGCAATTGGGAGTTTGTGGCAGACTTACATTGTCACAGGTTTGGTGGGATAATACATAATCTTAGAGCAGAAGGTTATGAAATTACTACCTTACCTTCTAAGAAGAGAGGTCTAGTACATTACTATTGTACTAAACTGCCTTCAACGAAAGCTGCTAGCATTAGCTAATGATAGAAGTAATAGCAAGTTGTTTGATACCTGTGTTTCTTACAACTGCTAATTTACCTGAATACCGAGAGTGCGTTAATACTGCTGACAAAATAGAATACGTAGAAAAACATGCACTCTTGGTATCAGAGTATTTCCATGAGGACGACATCCCGAAAGCTTTAAATATAATATATTGCGAAAGTTCAGGAAAGCCTGACGCAATTGGGGTAAACAAAAACGGCTCAAAGGATGTCGGACTATGGCAATTCAATGACAACACATGGGATTGGTTAAAACCTAAACTAGGTATAATTAATTCTAGAACCAACACACGCACCGCTACTTATGTCGCTGCGTGGTTGGTATACAATGATGGATGGCATCATTGGAACGCAAGTAAACATTGTTGGAAAGGAATTACTAATGAACGATTACATGTACAGTTATTATCTAAACAAAAAAATGCGTAGCAAACCTACGCTAGATATATTTAATTATCTATGTGAAGATTGTAATTCTGCTTTTGTTACAGACGTACCATGGAATAAAAAATGTGATAATTGTCACGATAATTATTTTAAGGACTTTGATGAAAGAGAAAATTGATATAGAAAAAATTAATATTTTTACCCATCCCAAGTTTATGAAAGTTTGGGCGCAACAGTTTAGTCATGCATGTGGTAGTGATACATTTAATGTACCGCCTAACACGATTAAATTACGTTTCTTGATGGATAAATTTGTTAAAGATTACAACTGGCATTTAGCACAGTTAGAGGAGGAATAATGTCACATCCAATACCTGGCATGGAATATTATTGCCAAGATTGTTTAGTTAATATAGAGGAAGGACACACTTGTGATTAATACATTTACAGATTATAGCACAAAAAGTAACTTGGAGTATGACCACAATCATGCAAGTCGCGTTAAATTTAGAGAAGACATTTCTAAATTACGTGATATAGCTAAAGATATGGATACGTTTGGTGGACGTAGATTTTTAGGTCTTAATAAAAATGGTAATGAAGTATGGATATCATATACCATAGATAAAGACACATTAGATTTACAAATAAAATCTACACATGACCTAAACAGTATTGTTGAATTAGCACCTAAAAGAGTTACTGTTGGTATGAATGAAAATACACCATTAGATATAATGGAAGCAAGACATAGCGATACAGGAGCTGTAACACATAATACGTTACGTTATTTACAAAGACTAATGGACTTACCTAAAGGCGTAGGATATGTCGAAGGTAAGTGTAGTTCTCAATTATTTATGCATGTATCAAATGCAATTTACGAAGGTGAATGGGATTTGTATACAAACAAAGTTAGATGGATTGATATATTACAAGCTTGGAGTTTCCCAACAGGACGATACTTTACTGTATATGGCTAATTATAAGCCGTTACCAGATAGTCTAACTATCATGCCAAGTAAAATTGACGGTTTAGGTGTATTTGCTGTTAAGCCAATAAAGAAAAATACAAACTTAGGACTTGTACATATCTATTGCAATTCCAATGTAAAGATAATACGTACACCACTAGGTGGATTTATCAATCATAGTAATACACCTAACTGTCAGTTAATAAAATATGATGGTTTTAGTTATCTATGGGTTAATGAAGATATTGACCCATTAACAGAACTTACACTTAAATACACGTTATATAATCCAGAGGAGGAGTAATGGACAATCTATCAGAATTACGTGAACTAGCTCTTAAAAGGGCTAATTACGCATGTGAGTGGGCATATTGTAATGAACGTAATTGGTTAGAGATGGCACACATATTAGGTATTGGTATGGGCGGTAGAGATAAATCTAGCAAATACGACATAAATAACGTAGCTATATTATGTAAAAGACATCATGACATATATGATGGTAAAACTATATCTGGTGCAAAAAGAGATTATAGAGATTTGTTAATAGGTTTTTTAAAAAGAGAACGTAATTAACGTAATAAGTAGCGCCTTAGCTTTTTTTATCTAGTTGCATTTTAATATAAGCAAATCTAAATTGTTGGTCTTGTGCTTGACGCATTTTAGAGTACATTAAATCTGCATATTTGTAAGCACCTTCTTTTGAAGCTTTTTTTGTTTTATCCCAATATTCATCAGCCTTCTTTTCAAACATACCTGCTAATGCAGCATGACTTTTAGCTCTTGATTGTGCTTCTCTTTTAGGCATACCTTTAGTGTTATATACAGAAGATACTTTTATTTCTATATCTTCAGGTAATGGCGCTCTAGTAACTTTAGGTAAATTCATTAATAACTTAACTTTGTTCCAATATTAGTAGTATTTCTATCTTCCCAAGTTTTAATACTTACTCCAGTACCAGGAAAGTATGTAGGTTTTTGTATAGGTAATGATAATGCTATAGGATAACGTTGAGTCATTGCTTTTCGGTGTGCTTTTTTACGTGCAATATCTTGTCTAGCTTTAATAGGAGAACCTTGTTTCTTTTTTAAAATACTCATAGCATCTTGTGGAGATATTCCACGTTGTCGTGCATTTTGAAATTTAAGAATTATATCTGCTTGTGCTTCAGAGTATTTCTTTTTAGAATTACCAGCACCTACAATTAATGGTACGTTAGGCATTATCGATTCAATTTCGTTCTATTGTTAGATACATTTCTATCATCCCAAATTTTAATTTCTGGAAATTCATGTCTAAATTGCTTTTGATTTGGAATATCAATACCAGTAGTAATTTTAATTAATCCTTTAGCAAATGTTGTTATAGGATTGTCTGCACCACCTGGTAACCAACCTTTATTATATTTTTTATCATAATCAGAATAGGTCATTTGTTTTGGTTTACCTTTTCCACCACCTTCAATTCTTGGTACATTAGGCATTACTTACTCACCTTACCTTGTGGTTTACCTAATTGTTTTTTAGCAAACTCTTTAACAACTACTAACGCTGCTGCACCACCTGATAACGCAGCTAACTGTAAAGCCTCTGCATCTACACCAACTAGTGGGGCAACTGTTAACGCAGATATAAATGCTTCAACAAATGTCCATACAGTTTTTTCTAAAATATCTTTATATTCTTTACTCATTTAAGCCTCTGGTTTCTTTTTATATCCAGGTAACATACCTAGAATTTCTTCTATATTTTGCTTAGGTAATAGCATACCACCTAATTGTTTACCTTTCAAACCTTTAGCAGCTGCTTTTATTATAGGTATCATTGAAGCCATTGGAAAAGCTTGTGCGCCTTTACCTACATATGGTTTAACTTTAAATGGTTTACCTAAATTTTGTGGTTCAAGACCTGTAGTAGGTTTAGCTGGTTTTACTTGTGTACGATAAAGTTCACGTTTTTCACTAGCAGTCATTGTATCTTCATATTGAGGTTTAGTACCAAGTGTGCTTTCTAATGTAGCTTTTTTAATTTCACCTGTTTCAAAATCAAATTCAGTTTTATATTGATTAATTTGTTCTTCAGCAATTTGTGCAGCATAATCAGCACCTTGTTTTTTGTAACCTTCAATGATTGCTTTATCAGATGCAAGTCCGCGTTCTTTTAAATATTGACTTGCAGGTATTTTACTTGTAATAGGTTTACCACTAGGCTCTTGACCTACACGCATTTCAGGAACATTGACAGATTTAGGTGACATATATTCAATACCACCAGGTGATACTTTACGTTCTGGTGTCATAGTAATATCTGAAACTTTAGTTGGTTTTTCTTTTTTAGCAGCGCTTTGTGGTGATTGTGCTGGTTCTGGACCAATAGTAGCAGCACTACCTTTGACATTAGGGTCTACTTTTACAATAGCTTCTGCACCGCTAGCTAATTTAACATCTACTTGTTGTTTAGGTACATCTAATGACAAAGCTTCTTGTGTCAATAGCGGTCCTTTAACTTGATAATAAGGTGGTTTACTTCCTACACCTTGTTTAATTACTGGAGGACCTTCTGGAGTTCTAGCTTTAACTAAAGACTCTTGCGCTGTAACTTCCATAGGTTTACCTAATCGTTCTTTTTTAAGTTCTAAAGCTGCAGTAATTTGCGCTTTCTCTTGTTCTAAAAATGAAACTGTATCTCTTAAACCTTTTTCATAATCTACTGCTTTTTTAACACCACTAGCTGTACGTCCTTGTGGAGGTGATACACGAAATTTACTTTCAGATAATGCTTTATTTGCTCTAGCTAAATTATCATCAATTGATTTAAGCATCTCTTGTTCTACAAATGTAGCTTCTTTGTATGTTTGTTGTGAAGTACCGTAATCTAAAAAGTCAGGAGATGGACCTTGTGTAGCAGAACCTTTCTTACCACTTGACATACCACCTGTACCTTCTATTTCATCAATATAATCTTGTATTGGGTCTGACATTAAAGCATCCTTTTTTTATCTAGTTTAGCAGATAAAACTTGTACTTCACCACTTATCTCTTGTAATTTTTCCATAACTGTACTTGTAAGTATGACATCATCAGTTGCTTTATTAGATATATTTTTAACATCACCATCATAATCTATATACTCTACTTCTACATCTAAACCTGATTCAATAGCAGCTAATACACGAGGATATACAAGCTTATATGCGTCACGACTTGAACCTATAAACCCATCTTTAGATACTAGGTTACTAGTTTGTGTATTTCCCAACAATAAACATCCAGCAGTATTTTCATCAGTATTACCTGAATGCCATAGTATCCATTCAAACCCAGGTACATCTAGTACCCATATCATACCTTTATGAAAATCAGCACCATAACGTGATAAATAACGATTATGAAAGCCACCTTCAGTACGTAGACCTAACTTATAAGTGCCAGCAGGTATTCTAGTTTCACCCCAGACTTTAACATCACGTTGTTCATCTTCTAATGTGTAGCATAGAAATGTACGTTTACCATTGTTGACTTCAAATAGCAATCCTGATGTACTATCTTTTTGACTACTAACTCTAAGAACTTCGTATTTCATTTCCTACACCTTCCCATACTGCACACCAACCATAAGGTGCTACTTTTTCATTGAATAATACGCAATGATTATTAGAATAATGTTTACAATTACTACAATACTCACCAGCTTTAGGACTTCTATCGACATATTTTCCTGGTAACGCCATTACTTTTTTTTACGTATTTTTTTAATTTTATTATTATGTGTTTTAGCATATATAAAGTTTTTAGTTTCACGAATAACTGTACCTCTATAGGTTTTGCCACCCCACTTCCAACTTACTGTTTTAGCCATGTTACCACTTAACTTTATGTGACCAATACTTAGCAGATAATTTAGATTTAGGTTTACCTTGTGCATTATGTCTAGCATAATAAGACTTTTTACGTGCTTTATCCTTTTTAGTTTTAGGATTTTTACCTGCACCTTTTACACCTTGTTGTCCAAATCTAATTAACTTGTATTTGTTACCTTCTTTAGCCATAACAACATGCGATTTAGTTTTGTGGCTAGGTGTACGTTTAGGTTTATTGACACCTTTGAGGCCATTTTTTTTCATAATAGCTTTAACTCTATCTGGAACTGCCATTATATCTCCTGTTTTCTTTACGTACTAAGTATAGTGATATTACGTCAATAAAACTATTCGCAATGACAATTAATACTGCCATCAGGACAGTTACATATTTGAATAATTGTTTCATCCATTTAATTTAAATAATAGCTCACTAAATAAACTCTCCTGCATATCTAAATCTTTTTCTAGTATGCGTAGTTGTTCCATCATTGAACTATGTGCTAGTTGTAATTCCTCTATAGTGTTAAATAACCAACCTATTATTGCAATTAATGCTGATAACAAAATTGGTATTAAAGTTTTTGTATCTATTTTTAATGTTGACATTGTTCTCCTACATTATGGCAGCAACAACAACACCACCTACTGCTACCAGTAATCCTAATACTTTATAAAATTCTGCTTTATCTAATTTTTGGTCTAGCTTTTCTTCAATTTTTTCAAGTTTATCTAATATCATTTGATTTAATTCCTTCTGGGTATATCCATTACTTGATTTTGAAGTAGCCATTATGGAAGGTCATCCTCTGACATATAAATATCATCTGACCAGGAATATGCTTTATCGTAGTAGTTACGATTTTCCCAATCATAATTACTTATTCTTTTAATAAAGCTACTAATATCTTTTAAAAAAAATCCTAGTAGAAAACCTACAATAAAATCCATAAATCGGATTATATCATTTATTGTATTAATTTTGTGTAATCTATATCTTTTATTTTTGTGTAATGTTGATACCAAGATAATGAACTCATAGGACCATGTGCAAAATCTGCTTTATCATGTGGATTTGTCCAACTCATACAATGCATAACCATTTCTTGTACTCCTTGAGAGGGAGTTTTAAAATAAGTTATTGCTTTATGTAAAGCATCTTTCCAAAAACTATTTTGTTTTTTATATGGAGATAAATAATGCAACATAATTGTATCTTTACATGCCATGTAATCATTGTGTATGGCTTCATTAGCGTACTCTGCACTATGTTCTCCTGCTATATATCCCCATATATGTCTATATGTTTGTGTGTTAAGCCATGATGTTGTTGCTTCCATAGGTTCTAAAAAATATCCTGATAATCCTAAATACATATAATTATCTTTTATAATATTTTTTCTAATGTAATTATCAAATTTTAAACTGTATATATCATTAGTAACATTTACTTTTTCTTTATCTAATAATTCTTTAAATAATTTTTCAGCTTTTTCTTTTGAGTGTAAATTTCTGTTATACAAAAATCCATAGGTACATTCATCTAAAGTATCTATTGCCCAACACCAACCTATGTCATGTGCTATATGCCTTGAACCATTAAATGGTTTTTTATTTTTAATTTTTGTTTTGTATATCAATGCAGAGTTTACAGGTATATCATTATGTAATTCAAAATTTTTACTGTTTATATCACTAGGCATACCTGTACAATCTATAACATAATCGAATGTTTGAATAGAGTTATCTTCAAATATTAAATCCCATTTTTTATTTGTATATTTTTTATCTACAACTTTTTTGTTGTATATTTTTAAATTTTGATTTTTAATATCAATCCATTCGTTTTTGTTCATACGAACTGCACCATGTTCTTTTAAATTATTTAATACCCAATCTGACATTAAAGCAGTATTAAAATGTATGCCTGAAAGATGTGGTGGAAATGTATGATACCATTCTTTGTTACTTCCCCAATTTTCATACTTTATAAATCTTTTAGGAATTGCTCTAGTTTCTTTGCTGTGTTCAATTAAATCGTATCCTAATGAAAAATGTAAATCCATTGGAGTTATGATAGTTGTTGCTTCTCCTACTCCAACTAATGGTGTATGTTCATCATAAATTAAAGTTAAAGTTGTGTCTTCGATAGGAAAGCGAAGAAAATGTGCAGTGGCAAATGCACCTACACCTGCACCAATAATAGCTATATTTTTTATTCTTCTTCCTGTCTAGCTATTATTCTATATCCATTTTGAAAATGTGATGTGAGCCTTTGTCTATAACTTTGTATATAATCGTAATCTTCTTTTGTAGCTTGTCTAACTTCTAAATCTAAAACATCTTTTCTATTGAAAGGTACTACATGTATAAGAGGAGTACCTGCTGATATCTTTACAACTTCATCAGGTACAATATCTATTTCAATAGGAAAATTAACCATAGGTGCAAAGTCTGAACGAACTACACCAGGTAATATTCTTATACCTTTGTGAAAATCATAAAACATTTCTGTAATTCTTATGCTGTAATTTTTTGGTGTTTTCATAAACCATACATTGTTTATTTTCATTGCACCACCACCAGGTATGTTAGCCATAGGTGCTTCACCTATTTGTTCTTTACTGTGTGTACCAAATGCTGCATCAATACCTTGTAAATTATTTTTCATAGCTTGTCTTACATGCAATTCACCATTGGTATTAAGAAAGTGCATGTCTGTCCATGCAGGTATAACAAATCCTTCGTTCATATACTCTACGATTGCAGGACATGCTTTTATAGTTCTAGCCTTTTCTTTTTGTAAATCTTCAGTAAAACCATCAAACACTCCAGGTTTCATTTTTTTGTACCACTCTGGCACATATTGACTAGCAGGTATAGGTGGATAATTTTCTGCTACACCTTCTTCAAAAGTTATAAATTCTATTTTACTAATTTTTTTGGTCTCCTTTTTATAATTGTTTTTATATGTGAAAAAGTGTTGTGTGTGTATTCATTAATACTTTGTGTATGGTTCATCATTTCTTTTAAATCATTATTCCATGGCACATATTTAAACTCATGCACAGGTTTATTAAACAACAACTCAACTATGGGTTGTCCTTTTTTAATTTGTAAAGGTTGATTAATGTCGTCCCATTGATACGCAGCATTTATAGGTCTAAGCCATGAGTATATATTAAAGCTACCTCCAATAAAATTACCAGGGTACATATCTTTATATTGATATTCTTCAGGTCTGCGTAAATGTATTTCCATATCTTTGTCATCACTAAAAAATACATAAGGTAATCTTAACTGAACTGATGGTATGCCATTTGCCCATCCTTCTTCATCAGTTACTATAAGTACAGACATACGAGTATCAGAACCAAACATAGCATGAGCTGACATACTATTTAATTTTTTATCAAATGGTGCATTTAATCTAAATATTTTTTGATTGTTTTCTAATTGCCATGATGCTTCTGCATATATATTTGCCCATGCAGGTATATAAAATCTACGCTTATTACCAAAATTAACTGATGGACAACCTAGTCTTTTATGTGTTTGTACTTGTTCAAATTCAATAGGGTCATCAAACAAAGCTAAAGGAACTGTTTCGTGCGATACATCATATGAACCAATCATTGTATAACCTACAACATTTTTCATATTTCCACCTTTCTATTTAAAACTACAATGGATACTTTCTTTAGTATAGGTATGTTCTGAATTTATTTGATGACTACTTACATGGTCAGATATTTCTGTTTGTTTAGATACAACATCATTCCAAGTAATACCATCAAATCCATAATTATAAGTATGTGCTGTTATTTTAACTTTATAACCATCACCATTTTGTCCGTCATTATTGTAATCATATTGTAATTCCCATGTTTCAGGAACTGACAACTCAACAGATGGATAGAAAGATACATGTTCTGTGCCACTATCTCCCATGTTAATTACAGTATGAGTTACATCATCAGGAATACTATCAACAAATGTTTGACTTGCTTGGTCCTCAGGGTTGTGATAAACATTCATATTAATAACTTGGTGTATAAGACCATTGTCTTATACCTCCTGCACCTCCAGCTCTGTTTCCACCATTAGCTTGTATAGTTCCATTATTAGTATAGTTACCACCACGAGCAATATTTATTGAGCCACCACCTGAACCTCCACCTCTATGCCATGCCCAACCTGTTGCACCATTCTTACCATTAGCTTGTATATTTCCATTGTTAGTAAAATCTCCACCACAAATTATTATTAATAATCCACCTGTTCCATCAGAGTTACCTTGATTTTGTTGACCTGCAGGATTACCTGCTCCACCACCAAAACTAGCACCTGCACCATAACCTGAGTTCTGAGAACCACCTGCTCCACCATTGTTAGAACCAGCGCCACCTGTTACACCGTTACCACCAGTACCTCCACCTGCACCACCAGAAAATGATGTACCACGACCACCTGGTCCAGGATAATCGTTAGATGATGCTGTACCACCACCACCTGTAGTACCATTTGTATTGCTACCTGCTGTATCTTTATTAGCACCTAGTGCAGGAATATTTTTAACACCATCAATATGTACAGTTTGTCCAACAGCACTAGCACCTCTAGCTGTCATAGATATTGTTCCATTGTTTACAAAATTACCTGATGTATATATATACCAACCACGCTTTCTAGTATTAGGTGTAATGGTTGCTCCCGAAGCAATATCAACATCTCCTGTAAATCTTGTCATTAATCCATAAGTATCTGCTGTATTAGAACCATAGTTAGTAGAAGCATTGACATCAGGGTCAGCTTCCATAACTTCCATATTTAAATTAACACCATTTACATTTACAGTATTACTTTCGTGATTAGATGTACTTACAGTTTGTACTGTACTTTCCATTGGCATAAGTGCTATATGATAATCTAAATATGCAGATTGGTCTGTACCATCATAAGTTATACCGCCTGAAGTTACTATTGCTTTAGACAATCCTAAAGGTGACATATAAAACTCCTATCCAAGTGCTAATTGTGAAAATACTAGGTAGTCTGTTCCATCATAAAATACTGATACAACATCAATAGCACTAGCATCTGTTGTTAATGTTAGTCCTGCAGCACCTGGTGTTTTAAAAGTTGTGGAGTTTATTTGTGTAGGTGCAGTATGACTACCTGTACTTTGTCTAAGTATTACGGTAATAGTTGTACCTGCACCCATATTGTTTATGGTCCAAGTTGTTATATTATCATCAAGTGTTATGTCAAAAACATTTCCATCTTGTACATCTAATGTAAGTGTGTTTGATGTAAAGCTAGTGCCACTATCAGAAGTAGTAGCAATATCTTCTTTATAATCTTTAGCTACAAACTTTGTAAGTTCTTGGTCACCTGCATCTACAGCACCTGTTAATGTACCACCTGATAAAGGTAATTTAGTATCAGCATATGCTTTAATTGATTGTTGTGTAGCACCTTTTGTAGCACTATCAGATGTCATAGTATCTTCATCTAAAAATAATGATGTGTTAACTGCTGTACCATCAGAGTTAATTATTGTACTTACTCTATCATTAACATCTTTAAACATTTCTCCAACAACTGCCATACGAATTGTTGTTCCATCTGCATGTGATGGGTCAGTTGCATGTCTACCTTCAACATCCCTACCACCTGTTACATCAGCTATTACGCCAGAAATAGAATTTACTAAAACTACTTCTCTTTTAGTTAAACTATCTGGGTCTATTACTAAATAAAAAGGTCCTGCTATTGCAGAAGTACCATCACTTGTAGGTGCTGCTGATAGTGTAATTGATGTATCAGATGCACCAATATTACCATCTGCTGTGGTTTCAAAAAAGTTACTAAAATTTAATTCTTGTGCTGTCATTAAGCTACTTTCTCCGTATTAATTGTATTACCAAATGATGATAATCCAAAACTTGCTAATCCTACTATAGCAGAATAACTGATATCGTCTGTGAAATCAACATCTTCATCTATAGGTTTATTGCCAATAGTATCTATTCCTAAACTACCACCTTCTTTTAATAGTAATAACATTGACATAATTAATATCCTACCATATATTTTTTATCCACCAAATCTCATTTTACCTAATATATCTATACCAAATACATAAGTACTAGACACATCTTCTACAACAGGTTGTCTAGTACCACGTACAGTAATTACAGCAAAATGTGTATCTGAGCCTAAAACATCACCTGATGGTATTGGATAGCTTATTCTTTCAACAACACCTCTAATAATTTCGTTAGGTTGAAATATTTCTAATGTAACTGAATTACCTTCAAGTTTTCTTAATTCTTGATACAAACTATCTCCAAGACCTTTTACTGTAATTGGTTTTCTATTAGGTCTTTCAACTCTATCACTTAAATTAACTGGTATTTGAGCCACTACTAACTCTGGTCTAGCTAATGCACGAAACTGTATTGATTTAACTTTAGGTGTATTTACACCATTATTTGAACGTAATATTACTTTTCCAATAATATATCTAGCAACTGCTGATATTTGTTTTTCAGTATCTCCAATACCTGAAGTTTGTTTTAAAGCTAATAAGTAACTTTCATCATCAATATTATCCAATGCTTCAAAAGTATTTGAATACCTTAATTCAACTTCTGTACTGTTAGGCATATCAAATGTAGATACTTCTGCACCTACAAACTGTTTACTTTCTGCTGTAAAAAAATCTGCAGCAGATGTTATAAGATAACCTTCATCTTCATATGTATCTGTTTCTTTATATACATCAGAACCTTCAACTACTATTACAAATTTTCCATCAGATTGTGTAATTCCAGATACATAGCTATTACCAATTGTTTGTAAATCTCTAGCCAAACCACCTGTTGGTAAGTAATATCGCCACAAATTTACTTCATTTTCATCTTCTTTAACACCCATATAAACACTATCACGACTTACAAACATAGCGTGTGGTGTTGTATCTACGCTATCTACAACAAATTCTTTTACTAATTGTCTATTAGCTAATACATATAAATCATCTGCATTAACAAGTTCTGCTCTGTATAACCTACCTACACTTCTTGTATTTTCTTTAGTACCAAAAAATATAATTCCTTCAGCAGCAGCAAGAGAATGTATTTCTTCAAAAGGTATTTTTGTTTGTCCTTGATTTACAAATATACCAGATGATAATTTAAATGAATATATATTACCATCAGTACTAGCAGCTAAAACTACAGCACCACCATCAACAATACCTGTTATTTGATGTGTAGGTTCTACTTCTATTATTGCATCTACTGGTGCAAAAGCTGATGACCAACTATCTTCAAACGCATTTCCTTCCCATACATACTCTGCAGTACCATCATTACCAGTTACAAATAAAGTGTTTTTAACAAACCATATACCTGTTAATCCACCGCTAGTATTAAAAGATGTGTTATGTGTTTCCCAACCGTGTCCATCTGGTTCATAATGTATAAACTCTGAGTTAGATGTACCATCAGCAGTAGTAAAATATACTGTATTTCCAAATGCAGCAGCACCTGTAAAGTTATAAGTTGCACCATTAGTTGCAGCTAAAATAGTACTCCAAGTTTCTGTACTAGCATCATACTCATGTACAGTTGTACCATCAGTAACGTATATATTACCGTTAGTAGTTTGTGTCATATAGTTATTGCTATTACTAAAAGATAAACTTTCTGCAGCTGTTGTGTATAACAAATGTATATGATATGAAGTTTCATCATCTCCGTGAAATACATCTATACCTTTGCTATCCCAAAATCTATTAACATCATCTGGTTTTCCATCAGCTCTATGTGCAGTATCTAGTCCTTGACCTGCATCAAATCTATTTCTTGAATATATACGACCTAAGTTAGATGTAAAGTCTTCAGGATTTTGTTTAACATTAACTTGTTGTCCTGCTTGTACATCAGATGATTGTATAGTCATTTCACGACCAGGACCTATTGCAGTACGCAATAAAACATTTTCAATTCTACAATCATACCCGTATCTTCTTGGGTTACTAATAAGACTTGTAGTAGCTACTCTAGGCATTATGTAGGATAGTTTATGCTATTAAGTGTTACTGGTTCTGGATATTTAGCTCTTAAATTTTTTCTAGCTTGTTGTATTAATACTTGTTGATACTGCAATAAACTGTTTCTAAGACTATTAGAACTACCTACAGGATAACTTTGTATAGCAATTTGTTCAGTTATATATTTAGCATTGACTTTATTAATATCTTTTCCAGCTAACATTTGAGCAGCGACACCAGCCATAACAATTGGCTCGTATTCTGTTTCTAAACCTACTGATGTTAATGTTGTACTTTCTGATGTTGGAGATACAAATTTCTTTTTAAATGTAACATAACACTCATAACCAGAAGCTATTCCTTGAAATTGTAATGCATGTACTACTTGTGGTCCAGATGTATATGTTTTAGTTCTTTCAACACTATCTTCATCAGTCCAAGTAAAACCATTAGGTAAATCTACCATTTCTACTGCTACACCAATAAACTTAAGTCCTGTTTCATCATTACCAGCACTAAAATCTGTATATTGAGATATTGCTTTTATAGGTGCTACTAAATAATTATTGTTATCTACATCAGTACCATAAGTACCTATAATCTTATAACCAGTTCCTGATGTTAATGTTTTAGTTTCTACTGCAAATATTGTAGGATAAAGATTTTCTATTTGGTCAGATACAGCATCAAAAACATTTTTACGAGGGAAGGTAGGTGTAACTTTAATTAAATCACCTGAACTATGAGCTGCAGCAGTTGTGCCTCTAGCACCTCTTACTACTGTTATTTCATTAGTAACAGTATTAAGAGCTGTAGAAAACATTAATTCTTGTCCTACTTCAATAATACAACCAGCATCAAGTGCATCTTCTTCTTCAACACTAAACATATTTCCTGCATAAGATATTGTTGTATCTGAATCAGTTATGCTACTTGTTATATATGAATAAGATTCAACACTTTCAGGTGGTTCTAAATATTCTCTATAAACCCTATCTACTAGGTCGCCTATTGTTGTACTCATTAGTACTCCTAACTAGACTTAAATATAAGTTGTATTTTTCTATCTGCTGCTTCAGTTCCGTTAGATGTAACTCTTATAAAACCAGATGATGCAAAAGCCCAACCACTAGGGTCTACTCTTACTACATCTCCTGCAGTAACTGTGTAAGTAACTGCTGTTCCATCTGTTTCTACTACATCTACCCAAGTAGTTCCATCAAATGAAAAATCAAATGTTACGGATGTACCTGTCATAGTTGCAGGAAATACGATACCAGATAATAATAATCCGCCTGTTTGTACTCCTGTAGAATTACTAGCATCTTCTGAAACGTCAATTAAAGCTTGTTTTGATATTTGCATAATGTCCTTACTATAGCAGAAGAAATGGGAGGAAGGTGGATTCCCCCCAAATCTTCAAATTAATTTCTAAGCTACGCCAGAAATCTTTAGGTGATAGGAAGGAGGACCGAAGTCGTATCCCATCTCCATGTAGATTGCTTTTGCAATTTTTGCAGAATCATCTTGGTCAATATCTCTTACGAATACTGTTCCGTATCCAGGGATATTTGTAAAGACTGGCTGTATGAAAGCAAAGTCTAAGATGAATGCTGTGTTTGCAGGTAAGATATTAGGGTCAATGACCATAAGACCAATTGAACCAAATGGTGTAACAATTGTGTCAATATCAATACCAGCGATAGCTCTATCTCTAGGAAGGATAGCACCTGTAATTCCAACATTACCTTCTAGTAATTCTTTGTTTAAGTCAAGCAATTGCTTTGGACTTACGCAAAGTACTGGTTGTTGCATTGGAGCATGTGCGTCATATAATCTCTTTAGAGATTCTGCGACTGCATCCCAAGAAAGAACTTGAGCTGCTCCGCCACCATCTCCATCAACATCGTTGTAGTATACGTTACCACCAACGAATGTTGGAGCTGCTGTATTATCAGCATTAGCATTTAATGCTACCCATTCTGAAAGACCTCTCATTTCACGAGTACCAGCTCCTGGAGTGACGTTAGCACCGTCAGAGAAAGTACCGTTAAATGCGAACCATTCAACTTCTCTAGCTACTTTTTCAAGAGCTAAAGACATTTGCTCTGCAAATTCATCAACAATTGGATTGCTGTTAGCAAGACCTAATTCAGTTCCTGCAGCGTTAGTTCCATCTCCAGCTGATTGTGCAACAGCTGCTGCTGATAGCGTAAATGGATTTTGATGTTGATATGTTGCCATAGCTGTGTAGGTCATCTTTACACCTTTATGGAAAATTTGAGTAACGCTTGTGTAAGCTACTCTATCTCTTCCAAGATATTCTGTAGGAGCTGCACCTTCTTGAGCTTTATCTGGCTCAGAAGAAACTGTATGTGAGTCTGCAGCTTGGATTTGCCAGAAAGTAGATTGAATAACCTTACCTCCGTTTAATCCTCCTGTAGCAGAAAGAAATGGTGTTCTTTGACCACCTACACGGAATAATTCCCCAGAAAAGTTATTAATATTCTGAGAATAAATTGTGTTACCTGTCAAGCTTATGCCTGCCATAATAAACCTCCGTATATTGTCGTATTAAATTTGTTTACTTATTTTTTATCTTGTTCAATCAAATTAAGCTTTGCTCTTAAACTGTCCTTTACAGTACCGTTTTGTATAACATTAGCTAATTGTTCGTTCAAGTTTTTTGGTACATCTGAACTAGAATTTGCATCAAGTGCAGCTACTCTAGCACGTGCATCATCTTGTACCACTGGTTCAGGTTCAGGTTGTGTTATTTCCTCAACTTGACCTGTAGTTTCAAAACCATACTCGTCTTTAGCAAACTGTGCGATAGATTCTGCATCAACAGGACCATCATACACTTGTTTCAACGCTTTACCGAAACCTTTGTCAGTAGATAAACCTAGCTTTCCAAAAACATTATTAATTTCTTTATCTTTAAAAGAAGCTAACTCTGCCTCTAGTTTTTTGATAGTTTCATCTTTTCTATCAATAGTTTCTCTCATTTGTTTTACACCATGTTCATTAGGTGCATCAAATTCTTCCATTAGTACCTCCACTATGTGTTAACCTATCAGACAAGACCATAGGCATCTTGCCGTGGTGCTACCTATAACACTTGACTTATACCTCTGGTAGCTAATAGCTATAAGTCCATTACTCTACGATTTTTAATACGAGCTTTCAACGTAGGCTTCGAAAGCTGATTGCAGGTCTATTATTTTGCGGACCACGCAACGCTATATGAATATTATATACTTAGTCTGCTATAAGTCCAAGTACTTCGTCACCTTTTTTAGCAGCGCCTAATGTAATGCCCTGTGAAGATGCTATGTCAGCTTGTGTACGTTGTACACGTTTTTTAGCTTCTTGTCTACCTAAAGCAGCTTCTTCAAGTGTAAATAAATCTAAATCTCTACCTACAGTTTTAGCTGATTGCATAATGTCAGCAGCAGATTCATAAAGAGTACTTGCTGTTTTAAGTGTCATACCTGCTTTTCTTAGCTCATCAAACCTTTCAAATGATGTAGTAAATCCAGCTGCAGCAGCTCTAGCTTCTATTTGTAATGTAGTTAACTCGCCTTTAAAAAGACCATCTTCAACATCTTTGTTAATTAATGCGCCAAATATTGCATCATCTGTAGCTTCAATATTATAATTTCTAGCAAATAATTCTCTTACTTTAGGAATATCATCTATAACCATGTTATAAACTAAATCAATCCTATCTTGAAACTCTACTGGTGCAACTCCTGTTTTTACTAAATCTTTAAATTGATTTTCAAATTTACTAAAATCTGTAATTCCATATTCAGACAAAGTGTTTTTATAAGAATATACATTACTGATTGCTTCTAATTCTGACATTACTAATGAACCATCTTCTCTTACTAAATAACCAAAATCTCTTTTCCATTCAGAAGTGTTTCTAGTAATACCTAAAGCAGCATCTGCATTTCCTGTTCTAGCCCAGTTTTTTGCAAATATATCTAATAAGTCATCAGAAAAAAAAGAATAAATATTTTGTGCTACACCTAATCCAGTTGCGTAATCAAAATTTGATGTAGAAGATGTAGTAGTTGTAGTATCAGTAGATTCAGTTTCAGGTACAAATTTAACAGTTGTACCATCATCTAAGGTTATATTACCGTCATTATAGGATACGACACCAAGCTTTTCGAATTCTTTTATTTTTGATGTAAGTGTCCAACCTTGCTTTTCATAATCTTCTACTAAAGCAGCATCGACCATTGAATAAGAACCAGTATCTGTACGCATTTGTACTAAAGCCATTAACTTTTACCTCCTGTTATTCTAAAGTCTTGACCTTTAATAACTCCTGAACCAAAACTTTTAGTTAAAGCTGTTAATAAATCAGTTGTAGGTTGTGCATAACCACGTTCTAAACCTTCTAAACGAATCATTTCTTTTTGTTTACCAATATCATTAGTTGTAAGTATTTTATCAAATATTCCATCTTCTTCACTTACATCAACACCCCAGATAGCACTAACTAAATTTTTACTATTGTTCATTATATTTATCCAAGGTATATCTTTATCCCAATTAGAGTTAAAAGCATATCGTTCTTCTTTTAATTGATTTTCAAAATCTTTTGCAAAATCTGGATTATTTACATATGAACCTGCTAAATCACTCATTTGCGACAAGTAAGGTGCATGTAATGATTTAGGCAAATAAGTATCTAATAAATTTTGTATTTTATCTTCACCTTTATTTGAAAAACCAATATCTCCATTATCTAATACTTTTTGAAAATCTGCTGATACTGTATAATTAGAATTTTTTTGTGTAGCTGCAGTTAATTCAGTTGTTAATCTGTTATTACCCCAAGCACCAGATGCCCATTTTCTAGCAGCATATTTCATACTATCAGTATCTAATGTTGCTTCTAATGTTTCTAATATACCGATAACTAAATTATATCCATCAGTTTCTAAAGACTCAGCAGCTAGCTTATCTTTACCATATTTTTTCATACGATTAAACATATCTCCGCTATAACCGTATTCGTTTATTAAACTATAAAATCTATTTTCAGGGTCTAGTTCTAAATTTGTTTGCCAATTTTCTGGGTCTTCAATCATTGCTTCAGCAACTAACATTAAGTATCTATCATCATTGCCCCATGGCTCACTTTCAGCCATTGTTTTTACTTTTTCAATAGTTCCAGAAATTACATTACCTTGATTTTGTATATCATAAATATCACCAGCAGCCCATAAATTATTGTTATCTTTTATATCCTGCCATTGTTTTGCATCATAATTTTTATATCCTGCAATTGGTGTAGTAAGTTTTCCTAATGAATTAAAACCAATACTAGGTGCATCAGTAATATTACCTAATTGGTCTTTAGTTAAAGTCCAATAAAAAATAGTATCGCCTTCTTGATATGCTAAATAAAACTGTCCTTCAACTTGAATTAACGTAGTACCTTTTGGACCATAATTTATTTCATATGACATTATTTACCTAATCCTTTAATCATACTAAAAACTTGTTCTGTAGGAGTTTTACCTTTACCTAGTTTACTTTCTGCATATTTAGTTTCTAACCACATACCAGGAGATAATTTCATATTCTGTGCAAAGATATTTCCAGCTGTTTTTAATATGTTTTCTTCTGTTTGACTTGCAATATCTTTTTCACCCATTAATGCAGCTGATTGACCTAATTGGGCTTGTGCTAAACCACCTTCACCAGCACGTAATATACCAGCTAAAAAGTTAGCAGCTTCTGCTTTTACCCACCAAGCAGCAACTGAGCCTAAACCTGCAGCTCTAAGTCCTGCTTCTAAACCTTCTGATATAGGGTCAAGTACTGCACCTAGTTTAGATATACTACCTTTAGGCAAATTATTTTTTGTTTCTATATCATCTACTATATTTGTAGGTGTGTCTGCTGTAAGTAAATAATTATATTGTGCAGATAATTCTTGTTGAAACTTTGACATACCTTCAGGTTTTTTTCGTGGGTCAATAGGATTACCTTCTGCATCTAAATCCCAATTTTCTATGTCTGCTAATACTGCATCTTCTATTGGAGATGGTTCTTCCCAATCTAACAAAATAGAATTTATATCTTCTAGTTCTCCTGGTCCATAAGGTTTTTGTAAATTATATTGGTCTTTAAATAATTCAAGTTTATCTGCAACATCTTTATTAGTATATTCTAATAATTGTTCTGCTTTATCAGCAGGAAGTCCTTTAACAAATTCATCATAATCCAAATATCTTTTAAGTAAACCTTCTTTTAATGGTGATGTTTGTATGTCATTTTTAATAATTCTTTCTAATTTAAGTCTTTCATCTACTACATTTGTAGGTGTATTATTATCTTCCATTAGCTACCTAACCTCCAAGCAAGATATTCTTTTTGCATTTTTTCTACTTGAGCAGCATCTTGCATAAATTCTATATCAGATTCTAATTCTTCAGTAAGCTGTCTTTGTGCAGCTTCTAAAGGATTTTCTACTGAAAACTCAGGTTTTAATTCTTTAAACTCTACATAACCACCAACTGGTTGTTGTTCTGCACCCATTGCTTTAAATGCATCAGCACCATAATATGTGTTATAAACTTCATTAGCTCTAATAGCTTTATCTTGTGCTATTAATGCTTGTACATATGGTGACCAATCTTTAGCAATTTGTTCAGCAAAATCAGCTTTACGTCTATCTGACATTTCTTTATTATGTAATGATTTATAAAGACTAAATAATTCATCTTCTAATTTTTGCTGAGTAGGTTCAATAACTTTAGCTCTAATTTCTTTAGCAGCTTCTATATCAATTGTTTTTCTATCAGCTTTAGCTTGGTTAAGCCATTCATCTAAAGCAATACTAAATATTTCTCTTGATTCAATTACTTGTTCACTTAGTTGTGTATTTGCAAAATCTACACCACCAAATAATGAATTTATTTTTCCATCAATAGTACCTTGTTCAAAACCTTGCATGATTTTATCTTGCAAACTATTACGTTCAAATCCACCTGGTGCATAACTGTCCATTTGTTCTATTGCATAGTTCATAACTTCTGCAATAAAAGCTTTTGTTATATTACCTTTAATACCATTTACTTCATCACCTAAATCTTCTTCAGTTATATATCCAGCTTCAATTGCTTTATCTTGAATAGCTGCTGTTTGTGAAATAGTTAATGAACTTATAAAAGCATCAAAAAAGTTTGTAGCAGGAAATATATTATTTTTATCTACTTTAACTGTTTGTATCTGTCCATCTACAATTACAGGATTACCCTTTTCATCTTTAACAGTTAGATATCTATCATCTGATGTAACACCAAATGGATTAATTGGAACAATAGGTTCATTTTTATTCGCTAAATTTGTTAAAGCTTGATTTACCCATAAAGAAATGCTTTGAATAGGTGTAGTTTCATCTAGTAATAATTGTTCTAATACAGCTGATACTTCTGTATTTAGTCCATAACCTGAAGGATTATTTATAATATCATTTACTTTTAAACCTGTTTCTTGTTCTAAAGCAGCTATTTCTTCTGGTGTAGCCATTACGGATTAATTACCTCTCTTACAGCATCAGAACCTAATGTTCTTCTTTTTTCCTCTAAAGCTGTAGTATAGTCT